ATTGAAAATAAAGAGCAGGAGTATGATAAGACAGTATGGTCAGATGTTGTTTGGAGCTTCAAAGAGAAAGGTGTTGAAGTTCATCTTCAAAATGCAACGTCTCGGGAAGCCCTTGCTATGTTCCAAAATCGACTCAAAAACCCCAAACCTAAGGCCGAGAAGCCGGTAAACTCCGAAACATTTGATACGGAAGAAATGATATTAACTAAGGCCGAGAAGCCGGTAAACTCCAAATCCATCAAATTAAACGAAGAACCACAAAATAAGGCCGTGAAGCCGGTAAACTCCGAAATCAATATTCGAATAGACCATCGTAAAGTGCCATACAGGGATAAAGTTATCCGTTTCGCTTATGACAAGTCACCAGCTATTAAAATCTTGTTTTTATTATGGTTGTCATCATTTATCATGTCAATCACTGCAGAGTCAGAACTCCAGGTTACAAAGTATCCCAAATGGTACCAGGAGACATTAACCTGCAATGCTGTGCAACACCCTAATGTCATGGAAAACCATTCGCATGCCACAAATGTAACTCAGGCTGTAATTCCTACAATATATGTTTTTTTCAGCTACATCATGACTGAGGGAATAACAGTCTGCTACGATTGTCTAACAAATTGGATCATCCCAAACACCGTATCTTTCATTTATTTTTCATTATCAACCCTCTGGCACTACGCTTATGAACTAAGTCTGACAGGTCAAACCTTCATTACTTACTGGGACAAGTACATTCTTTGGCCATTCATTTATAATCCATTTTTAAGTGGAATGGTGCCATTAATCCGCATACTTTCCATATTCGTCGGCACCGGACTGATCTGTTATATCATCATCGGAGCATGTGTCAAATTCACAAAGTTTCTACCAAATGCCTTATTCATTCAAACAGACCTTCAGGAAAATCCCAATGGCCTCTTGACTATCTCCGACACAGCCCATGTCGAACCATACCAACCAGGTGAGGGTTTGTTAATACCCACACTGGGCACTAGGGGGGATCAAGTCCCTATGCATTGGTACGGTCGGTTAGCTGCACACTTGGGTGTTCGGACTCATATATGGAATGTTCACACCGCTACATGGGACGAATTAGTAGAGTTGCAGAACGGCAACCCACGATCATTGATAGAAGGGTACGTTGATCTTAGACTAGCAGCTTGGCAAAATTATAAATATTGTTTTCAACCACATGTCGACCCAGCGGGGACTGGATGCTCATATTCTCTATCTCCACCAAACACCTGGATACACCCAATCGAATACCAAAAACACATCAAAAACCTCATTTCACAGTTTCTAGAATTATTAGCATCGACCTTCACCCCATCGATGATAATAGGGTCATTATCAGGTTGTGATTTACCACGCTCAGCTGATGGAAAAACTTTATTAAGAAAGATACCTAATAAAGGAAAACCCGGGAGTTCATGTTGGATTAGTGGAAGCGCAGCAAAAGAAACAATCCCTGTTGAAATTCGTGAAGACCCGGCAATTGTTGAAATTGTACAACCGTACGATTGGAAGGTATTTTCAGAATACGAGAATGTTCATACGTTCGGAGGAGCCGGGACTGTACAAACCATCATAGCTTGTGGGGCAAAGCCAATCATTCACAATAATCTCATGGATCGAAACTATCGAAAAATACCGCAACCTACTGACTTTTCTCAACCATCAATTCTTCCCTTTATTGGATTATTACAATTTCAAGGTTTCAATCCACAGGTTAAACCTTGGATAAAACCATTGGCACTGCTTTCTTTCTTTTGGTCACAACGAACACGATTCATCACAAAGAACCTTATTCATATAGCACGGTTGTACTCGTTTGTTTACATGATATTCCGATTCCATTATTTGTCCATTGCGTTGATAATTTCTTTTCCAATCCTCCTAGATTATTCACAAACAGTCAATGGCAGAAAAAGATTTCTCCAATTACTTTCAAGCTTATATAGATTCCCTATCTTAATGTGCGTTAACACATGGGGATCGCTTATTTTTGCTCTACTAGCCATTAATCAAACATTCGAGAAAATCCTGTTTGAAATTAATAATTGGAAAAAGAAACGAACATCACTACTAATCCGTAAAGTTAAAAATTTCCCACTGCCTTTTGGCCACTTCATATTACGTGATAATACCAATGGTGATGAGTTCGAAGGCGGATTTATCGGTACACACGAATTTTATAATCGATTTAAATGGATGGCTTATCCTTTCAGGGACTGGCAAGGTGACTACATTGAAATCCCATTGCCATTTATCCCCGCTATTCTGAAGAAAATGATCGAAAACCATCAAACACGACCATATACCGCTTTCTTTAACTGTCACACCCTTGTTATCCAGGAAGCATGGGATTATTCCTTCTTTTCAATGATACCTTTACTGTTCATCTTCTTCTGCTCATTATCCATACTTGTACCTGGTCAAATTGGGACATGGTTATGCACAAAGTATAATATCAAGCTCTTCGGTGTCGATTTAAGACGCACAATTTTTCCGGAACTAGCCATGGCCGCACCCCCTGTCACCATCACAGAAACAACCTCTGGTGAAACCAAGGAAATCGACCAGATTCTAACTTCCGATGATATTGTTACCCGGAAAGATGAAACCATAGTTCAATTTTCAGAACATGAAGATACCTTACTCGAAGAAGAAGAGAGGGAAAAACTCATCAAAGCGGGCGTACCCGATACC